TCTTTGCAATGCGGACACGGGATGTAGAAGCGTCGCTGGTCTCCGCGAAGATACCGCTGCCAGATTCGACCTTCGGAGGTCGTCGGAGTGCTGGTGAAGAACGCTTTGGAACTTGAGAACGCTTTGAGCCGCTGCTCGGCAAGATCCAGAGCGTCAGCTTCCTTCGCTGTTGCATCAGCGAACTTGTCCACCTCATCACCAACCAGAATGCGGACTGGTCGAGACGCTAGATTAGCCGGTGAGTTGGAACCGACAAAAGTCAACGTGCATCGGTCAAACTGCTGCTCAAGATTGGTGATCTGGTCCTTATCCGTTGGGAACCGCGCAACCATTGCCGGTGAGTCTTCCAGCATAGGAAGCCAGCGGGATTTGGAGAAGCTGCGAGCCAGATTCTCACTTGGCATCAACCACAGCGCGGGACTCGGTTCAACGTCGATTGACCAAGCCAGACCAGCCATCAACGTTGTCGTCTTACTGGTTTGTGAACCCCAACAAAGCGTGACCTCAGAGACCGCCGGATCTTTCCAACACTCCAACGGCTCTCGGCAATATGGTCTTACTGCCGTGGAGAAGGGTCCGGGGTGTTCAGTCTGACGCTGAGAAAGCGATAGGTTGGCTTCTGCCCACTCGACCACAGACTGCCGTGGAGTTGGTCGCCAGAGTTGCCGCCGAAACTCTAGGATTTCAAGCTCTAGGTCCGTCATCAGTAAAGCTCCTCTGGAATCTGACCGCTCTTAATCTGGTAGTGAGCGGCTCCACTCATATCAATCAGAGCCATGCGCTCAGTGCGTCCGTTAACCGTTTTGTCGGTGACTTGGTGGTTAGCCGCCCACGATGCGTTGCGGTTGAAGATTTCAACCATCAACACTGAGTCGTCGCAGTGAAGGTGGAGGATTCCAAAGAACGGAAGCTTGGTATGCTTTGAAACCTCAAGAGCCGCTTGAAGCTTTGACCATGAAATCATCCATCGGTTTCCGTAGGTGGTCTGGAGCTTGGTGAGACCGTAATTGCGCGTCTTGACCTCATAGCTTCCGACAATGATTCCTTTGGCTGGATCATGGATGAACCCGTCAATGCGGGATGGCTCATCGTTGGAGATACCCAAGAACTCAAAGCCGGTTTGACGCTCGATAGCTTTGAGCGCGATCCGGTTCTGTCGGAGTGCTTCAAGACCGGCTTGAGTCTGGCAGTTTAGGATTTCCACGGGTCAGTTTGGTGCAGAGTCTTGAGACATACTTCTTGGACCCAACGGTCCAACTCGCGTTCAGCGTGTTCTGGGTCGTGCGGAGCAATGCGTCCAGCCAACTGCTTCGGCATTGATTTGAGAAGACTGGCGACAGCTCCGTCATGGTCTTGCATCACCTTCTTGACCCAAGAGCCAGAGACAAGCGTGCGCTCTTTCTCGGATAATGAGATTACGTCCTCCCGTGCGCTAATAAGGTTTTTCGCTGCTGTGGCGTGAACCGTAACCATTCTACCGGCATCAAGAGATCGAGCAGCTAGAGCTTCGGACGCTAGATTGTAAGCGGCTCTCTCAATCTGCTTCTGCCGCTCATACGCTCCCTGCGGTGAGTCTTCAGTTGCAAGAGCAGCATTTATGGCAATTGCTGCTTCCGGTGGTCTGTATGGTCCGCTAGACGCTTCTGGTGCGCTTTGCTGCTGTTGCATTGCAGCAAGCCGTTGAGCGTCACTTGGTCTTCCACCAATACCTTTGCGTGAACCTCTCCAAGCGTCGGCTTCCTCCGGTGATGTCAACGGCATTCCATTAGCCACTAGCTGCGACACTCGACCTTTGCTGAGACCGCTGTGTTTGCAGTAATCTGTCTGAGTCATCGGAGCATAATCGGGAGTTCATCCGGCTTCATCTTCAAGAGTTCCTGAAGTCCCTTCTTCACCGTGTTGTACGTCGGTTGCTTCGGGTCCGGCTGATAGAAAGCGGCAACTTGATCGACGCTGAAAGATCCGCTTTTTATGCGGCTTAGATGCCACTTAAGCGTTGAGTGTCCGATATTGAGAAGTAGGTAGTCGGTAGCTAGTGACATAGGTTTGTATTACAATAGCGAGTTCGCTCGCGCTAGATCATCGGTCCCGCGCGATCACCTGCGTATTTAACATAGACGGGAGCCTCCTAACGTTATTATATTAGGTAGCTCAAACGCTATTGTAGTAGCGTTACCGTTAAAGACTGAGCAAATACGCGAAAACATGGTCATTTGCTTTTGCTCTTAGGTATGAGTTTGTTGACAGTTTTTTTTGATGGAATGGATATTGTATTAACACGCTGATTGAGCTTACGTTGTAATACAATCTCCTCACCACGATTGAGAATATGGACAACGCGAGCAATACCACAGCCCATCAGCTTTCCAATCTCACGATAGGTCAGTCCCTCCTGCCGTTTGCGATAAGCTCTCTCGCAATCATAAAGACCAATCCAACGCGATACGTCTTCGTCATCGTCGAGTCCCTCGATCTTGTCAGGATACTTGAGCCAACCTCTAGCGACAGCATCAAGCACAAGCTGAGGAGCTTGCTTGAGCAATGTTAGCTTAGCTTGTGACTCTAACAGGTCGTCGTTTTCAATCTCTCCCTTTTGGACTTTGCGACACAGATACTTCTGAGTTCCCCCCATATTACTTAGCGGCTTTCTCTTCTAGTGCTTCGATCTTGTTGTGTAGATCAACAATGTTGTTGTTAGCTCTTGCCAATTGAACTTCCAGCTTACGAGCTAACACAAATACAACCGATAAAACCATTGGATCATAGTGCCTTCGGAGACGCTCGATCTCGGCATCACAAAGCGGTGTTGCTGAGCGTGTATCATGGAAGAACTCTTCGGCTGGAGTCATGGGGCAAAATGGGTGTTAGCAGGTCAGAACGGAATGTCATCTTCAGGTCCAAGCGGATCGTTAGCTGAAACCTTCTTCTGTTGCGTTTGCGGTCGCTGGTCTAAGTCACTGTAGTTGCCAAGAATAGCCCCCTTCTTGCCTTCTTGTCTGGCTTGCTTAGATACAGACTGTACTATCATACCGTCGTTGCCGTATTGATCGCGTCCAGCTTTGTTAGCTATCAATGCAATATCCAAATACGTTCCAGACTTACCCTTAAACAAATAGGTCTTGTCGATCTTCGTAACGTCAATCTTGCCGGTTAACATGGTGTTTGTGGTGTTTGATTGCTACCGAGGGTTAGTCTTTCAGGTTGTTTAGGCTGTTGCAACTGTTGTTTAGAGTTTCTTTTAACTATCGAAGTCTGCGTCAGAGAATCGGCAGAACTCTCCGTTGTAGTGGAGTTTCACGATGCCACACTCACCGTCTCGCTGTTTGGCAATGATGATTGAAGCTTCTCCTTTGGCTTCTCTACGGTCTCGGTCCAAGAGCATCACGCAGTCGGCATCACGCTCTAGCTGTCCGCTGTCCGCTAGGTCGCTCAAGCGTGGAGTGCGTCCCTTCTCCTTTTCGTTCTCGCGGTTTAACTGAGCCAAACACAACATTGCTACACCGGTCTGGACTGCAATGTCTTTGAGCTTACCGGAGACCTCTGCGACCTCATAGGTACGCTTTTCGGCTTTGTCTGCTGCTTTGACCTTCTGGATGTAGTCAACAATCACCAGCTTGACTCCATGCTTTCTGACCGCTCGACGGACGTTTGCGGTGATGGATGCAATGCTCTGAGAGCTTGATCCATCTAAGAACCACAGCGGAGCCGCTGAAATCTTGCCGGTTGCGGTACTCATCGAACGCATATCCCCTTCGGTAAGGTTTCCGCTCTTCAAGTTCTGCATGGACACGCTTCCAATAGACGCGACAGAACGACGGAAGATCGCTTCCTTTGACATCTCAAGCGAGATGAACAGCGTTGGGACTTTGGCTCTTACCGCTGCGGCTTCAGCTATGGCTATGGCAATGGCTGTCTTACCAATCGAAGGTCGAGCCGCAATAAGAGCCATCTCGCGGCACTGGAGACCGTCAGTCATTTTGTCCAACCAATGGAAGCCGGTGGTCACTCCGCTCAATGCACCTTTGCGAGAGAATCTTTCCTGCATCTGGTCGATAAACGATCCTCCAACTTGCTTTGAGGTCGAGAGTGTCTCGCGGGATAGCTCAATGCTGAGTCCTGCTTCGGCATTAGAGACGATTTGATCCGGCTGGAGGGTGGTGACAGCGGACTCTCGTATCAAGCGGTCTCCAGCGGCTCGTAGCTGGCGACGGTGAGCGGCTTCGATGATTCCCTTAGCATAGCTCGGGAGGTTGGCTGGTGATGGACAGACTTCCATCGCTCGATTCCAGTCTTCAAACGGGATTGGCTGGTTGCCGTT